CGGTTCCGGAACCGTTGGTGAAAGCCGCGCCGCGGTAGGTGCCGGTGTAGTAGCTCACGCGGCCCAGGAGGTTATCCGACTGACCGTACAGGCGGATAATTTCGAGGAGCTTACTGTGCGAACGGATGTTGTTACGCACAGTGTGTTTGGTCACGCTGTAGAAAGCTTGCTTGTTGCCTTGGGTACGGCTGATCATGCCCCAAGGAACCAGAGACGCAAGAACGGTCTGGTATGGAGTGATCTCGCACTGCTGCACTGCGCCTGCGATTGCTGGGTTGATCGTCATCGCAACGGCTTCAGAGCCGAGGATGGACCAGCCAGTTTCGTTCGTGAGGACTACAGCTTCAACGAACTTCTCACCGACTTTGCCTGCTTCCGAGAAAGGAATATCTTCCTGGAGCATGAAGTCTTGAGGCAGGATGTCCTGCAGTTCACCATAGCATTCCTTGAAAAGATTGACGGTATCTGGCGTTGCTGGAGATGTCATATCTCAAATCCTTATTATTTTGTCGTTTTTTCTTCGTGTTGCGAGAATTCGATGACGCGACTTGCGCCGCGACTTACTTAAAGATCACGTCGAATTCGACGACGATGATCCCTGCTGTCAGGGCATCGAAGTCTGGCGTGTTCCCGAAGTTGAATTTCGCGCCGAGGTTTCCGAGGGAGGAAACGCTTGCCTGCGATGCGAGCGTCGAATCTGCCAAAGCGGTCATGGTCGCGGTTTGGACGACTGTCTGGCCATCGGTGCCCGAGTAGCAGACAGCGCGAGCGGCGACCAATTTTTTGACCTGCTTCGCACAGTTCACGAGAACGCCGAACGTATCCGCGCCCATCGATGTTGCATCGAACTTGGCGAGCGTGAATTCGTTTGTGCTGTCGAAGAAGGTGTCAATGACCGCCTGGCTGGCGAGCGCATCGAAGAACGACAAAACAGCGCCTACGCCTTGCGGCTTAAGCGATACAGTTTTTGCTGCGGTGATTTGAAATGGAAACTTGAGAGTGTGAGGCTGAGTCGAACCGAGTTGTTCCTGCCAATATTCATTGGGACGAGTATTAGACATCCTAATGCCCTTTTTTGCCAAATTGTTGATGAAAAGAAACCGAACCAAGAAACGCGCCGTCAGGCGAATTCACTTGCCGTAGTTACTTTCCGTCTTGGCGTTGGGCCGTCCCGCGTTGGGGATAGGATGCAAGCGTTCAAGGACGCGAACTAAAGGCAGAACGAGAAACAGAGCCGTTTAAATCCAACTACCTTCTGGTAGATTTGCCGCCATGGAGTTCATCCATCTTTGCCCATAGGTCTTTCGATTTCATCCGGCGCTGATCAGGAGCCGGCTTCTTTCGATCGAAGACACTTTGTTCCTTCTGCTGGGTCTGGGAGGTCCTGGGCTGCAGGATATTCCCGCCATGCAGTGATGAAACTTCTTCCTGCCTCAGAGCTGCGATCTGTTCCTTGGACAGTATTTTGCGCAACTCGGAAGCCGGCAGCTTTCCGATATATCCAAGAGTCCTTTCGTTATAACGGCCTTGGATTCTCTCCAGGACCTTCTTATGCGAAAGTTCATCTTTAGGGATGGGGATACCTTGGGAGTCTAGATCCTTGAGATATTCAAGGTGCGCCATGTATTCGTCGAGCATCAGCTCCATGGCTTCTGGAAGATCTGCTACCATGATACCAGACGCCTTCGCATCCTCGATAGCATCGGTGACAAGTCGATCGATCCTCTTGACAGAATCCTGAAGCATGGCATCGCCTCGGGACTTCTCTTCGTTCTGTTTGCGGCGATCGTCTTCGTCCTTGAGACGCTTATTCTCCTGCTCAAGCTGGAGCGCTTTGCGTTCCGCAGGTGAAAGCTTCTCGTAATTCATCCGCTTCCAGATCGCTTCTTCAGCAAGCCTTTGAAAGCGATCGACACTTCCGAACTGCTCGATGATCTCGTCATCTGAAAGCTCATATTCTTCAGACTGCCAGCGCTTTCGCCGTTCCTCCTCAGCTTTCCGCAAGCGGGATGCTTCTTGGAGCTTGGCTTCCGCGCCTTCTGCTTTCGCTGCACGCGTGATCAGGTCCTCGTATGGGACTTCTATCTCTCTGCCGTTTGCTTTAAATTTGTGTTTGGTGCCGCGAAAGTCGGGGATGTCTGGGGGATTTTGCTGCGTCTGCTTCGGTGAAGGGGAATTGCCTTGTGGCGTTGAAATAGGAGTTTGCTGCGCCGTAGAGCCTTGGTTTTCCATCTTCTTCACCTTTTTCGGACAAAAAAAGAATAGCCTGGCTAATTATGCTGAGCCAGTTTGCTAAAAATCAAGGTGAAAAATCAGTTTATGCCTCTATTCGTAACCTCACCTTGCAAGCGGTGTCTGGAGCGCCTTCGAACTTCGCGCGGCATCGCAGCTCACCTGTGATCGTGTATTCCCAAGCGAATGAAGTGATGGGATTCGCGTATGGCATGACCTTTAGCGGAACGATCGCGTTGACTGTCGCGTTAAGCGCGCTCACGTCAATGATCGTGTCCCTGTCATGCTTAAGCTCGTACTCCCTTTCAAACGCGGCCAAGTTCTCAGATACAGTCAACTTGTTGCGCAGAGCGGATGTGACTTCGGAGATATGGGAAGCCAATGTGTCGATAAACGGTTCTAGCGCTTCAAGCTTCGCCTTGCGGAGAGCTTGAAGGACTTCGTTTACGTCAAATGACTTGGAGCTGGAGAGTTTCATAGCGGCCTTGGGACTGCGTTGAACAAGTTTCGTGACCTGTTTGGTAGCATATCACCCAGCAGCCGGCGAGGTCATCTTCTTCGATTTTTCCACGCGCTCGCGTTCTTCTGGTGGGCCAAGCACGATATACTCTTCGACGATATTCTGGACAGCCCGGATCGGGATGCGGGTCATACGCGAAATTTGCTCATAGTTCTGGCCATCCTGGTATCGCGACCAGACTTCTTTTTCCACGCGCTTCAAAGATCTCATGCAAGTAGGCCCCGATACGGATTCATGGACGACAGGAGCAGGCGCTGCTCCACAGAGAGATCCCAGAGATTTTTCTTGCGACGAAAGAGCATGTTCAAAATCGTTGTCATGCCTTCACCTCCGATGCTTTCCGAATCCTTTGGTTTCCCTGAAAGGCTGAGCGATCTGCGAGAGAGATCTTTTCTGCTGCATATGGGGAGCCGGATTCTGTCCAATAATCGCATGACTCTGGGAAGGCTGCAAGATTTGCTGACTCACAGGGATGATCGCGTGCTGGGGGAATGGGTTGGACTTGTCCAGCATGCGGTTCGCATACATTGCCGCAGCAACTCCATCCATATGCCCAAGGGCAATCGTGCGCTCGAAATCTGTCCGGTTCTTATTCAGGATCCCGGACTCGCAGGAGACCGAGAGGAATCTGCAGCGGGGATGGATTCGCGCCTGGTTTCTGTGAAAGGCGTTGTTGAGCCCGTTAAGGGTCGCTTCCCAATCGAGCTTTAGAGGCATGTTTGCCCGGTACTTATAATCGGCCCAAAGGTCTGTCGTGACAAAGTTTGGGGGAGCATCGACCCAGCGACTTCTGATCTGGTCATGCCCCGAGAGGGGAAGCCATTGCTTTTCCATCTCCATGACTTCGGGGATGATCTTCGATGTTGCGGTGTTCGGATCAAAGACGCGTTCATCGATGAATAGAAGAAGGTTCAGCATGTAGTCATAGGTGTAGAGAAGCGCGCATGTCTTATCCCGCACCCCTCCCCAGTCAATGGATACGAAGGGGAACCAGTATTGGGGAAGGTCGAATTCCCCGATGTCGCGATCTGGTTTGAAATCAGGAACACACGCGAGCTTCTTATCGACAACCGTGATGCAGTAAAGCTCGCGCTTTGTGTCATCGGAATCCGGACCGCCTGAGCGCTCGATGGCTGCGGCCTTCTGTTCAGCCGAAAGCGCGATGTTGTCGTCAATGGTGCGCTTGATGTAAGCCTTTCTGAGCTTGGCGCGCGGCATGACTTCAGTGAGATAGGGATGATGCGGCTGCTTCGGCCTGGTCGTGTTGAAAAGCATGATGCCGCCATCGGAATGCGTCATCATCGGGCCGAAGACAGAGCGTACCTTATAGCTGAAAACGTCCTCATGAACGTCAACGATCTCCTCGAAGACGATGTCCTGTATGGTTTTACCACGGCGGGAGGATGCGCCTTCCTTAAAGCCAGTGATGCCGATCTCGCTGTAGTCCTGAGCTGACCAATCGCGATCGTGATAGATTCGCCATTTGTTCTCGGAAGGGATTGGCTTGATAAGGCCATCTGGAGCGGTTTCCAGAAGGAGCCGCATTTTGTCGTTCACGATCTCTCTGGTCTGGTCGATGTCTGGGCCGACGATGAGCCAGCCTTTGTTTCGCATGCGGATGGCGCGAGCAAGCGAGAAATTACAGCCTATGACCGACTTTCCGAACTGGCGAGAGATATCATTCACAAATTCGTTTACGCCCGGTGGAATCGAAAATATCGCCTTCCAAATTGGAACCTGCTGCGGCCATAACAAAAACTCCAGCTCCCCTTGGAGCCAGAGTTCTTCCCGGACGCGGTCTTCCAGGTCATCAAGTTGTTGGAGCTGCTGGGACTGCATTCTCTTTCACCTGCTGGATGACGCGGAAGAGTTGCATAAGGTCCGATGGCTTCGCGCCTGGTATTGCACCGCCGACGATATCGGCCAGGTCTGGAAGCTCGCGCTCAAGAAGCTTCTTCTGCTTTCGCAGGAGTTCTTCCGCATGCAGGTCAATCTCTTCCACAGTCTGCGGTCTGCCGATTATATGCTGGAAAAGATAGTTGAGCCGAGATGGACATCCCATGACCACGGCTTTGCTGATCACGCTCGCAATAAGGACATCAACGCATTTATCTTCGGTCGTGGGCGCACCGAATTCAGTAGGAGTGTTTTTGGTCGCGAGGTCGTGAACTTCAGTCATGGGCTTCATTAGAAGCGAGCACATGGCCTTTAGGATCTCGTCTCTGGTACGATGTTTAGTGAGCTGGATGTCAGTCAGGCCCTTATATCCAGACGGATTACCCGACTGCCCTTTCTGCCAGTTCTTTCCCCCCGTTTTTTTCCCTGTCGCCATGTGCGCCTCACACGTCAAGTGTTTCCTCGTAACCTTGGGTAAGCATAAACATTTTGGCCGTGGAAATAAAGGATCGGCATGGAAGAAAAAACCAAAAAACCAGCAAAGCCTTGCAGGATAGGGCTATTAACCAAAACCAAAGGCATGACCTTTACCGTTGTGAAGGTCTCCATTCTCGTCATTCTCATCATGCTTTGCGCTGTCTTAAAACAACTCGGTCGCATGCAGGAAGGCGACTGCATCTGGGTTAAGGACCTATGCACGGTGATCACAGACGTGAGCCTGGCGCTCCTGAAAGGCGATGCCATAGAAGGCATTGCAATCCTTGGGCGCGAGAGAAAAGAGGAGGAAAATACGGTGAATAGGTAAAAGTTGCCGATTTGCCGCCGAGGTCTTATCATCGACACTTAAAAACAGCACAACACACCAAGAGAGGAATCCTCATGAACCCTATCGTTGCAGCCGCATTGGCAATTATCAAGGCTCTGGCAGGTAGCGCAGCCGTTCGCAAGATCATCATCGATCTTCTTATGGACTACGCATCCAAGACACAAAACAAGCTCGATGACGCCCTTGTGGAGATTCTTGCGGAATTGTGGAAGGTATCGCCTGCTGAAGTTCGTGCTAAACTTGCTGCTTAGGCTCTAGGATGCTCTGACTCAGGATGAGCAAGGGCGAATTTCATCGGCAGCGGCGAGCCTTTTCGGGCTCGCCGCTTTTGCACATTATGTACAGGAGGATGACGCATGCAATCCTCATCGATTACAAAGGCCCTAATTCTGCACTACGAAGCCCTTCGTCTGGCCGCATACCTTTGCCCGTCCGGTAAGCCTACGATTGGCTGGGGCAGTACCAGAGGCGTTGAATTGGGGATGACGATCACAGAAGAGGAAGCGCGCATGCGCCTTCTGGAAGATATCGAATCGGTCGATCAGTTCATCGGAAGGCATGTCAGAGCAGAACTCCATCAGCATGAATATGACGCCCTGGCCAGCTTCGTCTTTAACGTCAAACGCAGCAAGTTCCTGGACTCCACAATGCTGCGTCAATTGAACGAAGGCATGAAGTCACTCGCCGCGGTCGAGTTCCCCCGCTGGATCTACGGAAGCACCCCCACCAGAGGAAAGGTCGTCCTCCCCGGCCTGGTCAAGCGACGAAAGAGCGAGCGGCTTCTCTTCAAGACTGGGAAGCTGGTCTTGTACTGATGCCGCGAACAGGGCTGGATTCATTATGCCGGCTTCAATCCTGGCAGCCATATCTTTGGTCGCCTGATCCATGGGAACCGTGCCTTCCATGGGATTCGTGAGAAAGCGCTCCTTGTTCTCCTTCTCCCATGCCGCGCGCCGTTCCGCATTCTCCTTCGCCAGGCGGTTAGCCTTCGCGAGCTGAGCTTCTAAAGTCGGCGGCTTGTCTTCAGACACGAATCCTTTGGGGTTAACTTCAACGTAGGCGGGTTTGTCCCGGCCCATGAGCATCACCCTACCGCCGTTCAGCATCAGGGCATTCCAGGCATCCATCTGCGCCTCGGTCTTACCCGTAGATGGGAAGATCCGATTGTTATACTCGTCATCGGTCTTCGCGATGCGATCGTGAACGCTGTTCGTTCCCGGAACCGTGCCGTCGAGTTTGTTGACATGATCGATCAGCTTGTCGGCTTCGTATTCGGCCTGGGTCATGCGGTCCATGACGTTGTCGGCACGCTCGCGGAGCTGCATCCCAACGGTATCACCTTCGACCTGGCCGACCAAGTGAGCTTGTTGCTCGTTCAGATACTGGCAATGAGCAAGGATCTGCTCCTGAAGAAACATCTTCTCGCCTGGCGTGACGCCATCCCTCATGAGCTGCAAATAGAGCTGGATCTGCGCGCTGTGATCGTCCCAGCGCTGCGCAGGCCTTGGCTTCAGCGGCTCCCTTTGCTTTCGCTTGTAGATCTTCTGCAGAAGCTTGCTTATCCAGCTCATGTTCCCGCCTTGTCGTAATCTCGTGCCAGCTCCACAATCATGGTGCTCCAGGTCGAGCCGTCAAATCCTCGGCAGTAAGCCGCAAGCTCTTCAGCCGCGCGGAGTTTGTAAACTATCGAATTGAAAGTTTTTTCGTGAAGACCTGCAGGATCGTTCTCACCGTTTTCAAGGTAGGCGATCATCTCCTCGGTTGTCATTTCTTCACCTGCGGAGTCTGAAGCGCGATCAAGTTCGCGTTGACCTGCTCCAAAAGCTGAATCTGCGTATCCTGGAATGCAAGATCCCGCGCGCGGTCCAGCGCTCCACCACCCGAATAGATCTCTCCGCAAGTCCTGCATTTGTACGTCTGTGCAAGATGATTCGCGTCGATGTCCTTGTGTCGGCAGATAACCTTAGCTGCTTCAGTCATAGTGCTCTCTCCTTTACAACGGTAAGCGTGTAGCGCATTTCAGTAAGCTTCCCATCTTCGTCATTGATCTCCGAAGATGCAACGGACTTCTCTAAATCTCTGGCCATCTGTCTGGCGGCATCGCGCTTCAGATATTCTTTCAGCTTGTCGATGCCGACCCTGTTTGCCTCAGCAGTGTTGATGCGCGTGGTGACAGGGATCTCGTGCAGCATGGCTTTCACAGCGTTGATGCATTCGTCGGATGCTTCGTGTTTGCGGAGGATATCGAGGATGTTCATATGCAAACCTCAATGCGCCTCGGCATCTGCCAAATACTTCTGAAGTGCGCCATAGCTAATTTTTCCGCCTCTGCTTTGAATGAGAGCGTTTATTGCTCTGAGTGATTTACCTTCTTTACGCCACGATTTAGCCATGTCAAGGAATGGAATTGCTTCCGCGTTTGCATCAAGGCGCTTTCTCCCAAGCTTTACTCCGCGCTCCTTTGCAGCCTTAAGGCCTGCTCTTACGCGATCGGCAATTAAAGACGCCTCAAACTCTGCAATGCTGCACATCATTTGGAAGACCATGTTTCCCGAAGGACTATTAAGATCAATCCCTTCTCTGATCGATATTATGCCCACGTTCCGATTTCGCAGAGTATTCGCTATACCAATGACAGCCTGGGTATTGCGGCCTAACCTATCGAAAGCGTACACAACAATCTCATCACCCGCCTTCGCTCTGTAGATCAGCCTTGAAAGATTAGGCTGCGTAACCCTTCCCGTTCCCGTGTCTTCCACCCATTCATCAATCACATACTTGCTAGAAATGCCTTGCTTCTGGGCGTTGTACTCTTGCAGGTCCGTTGAAATTCTCACGTATCCGTAGCGCATTTATGACTCCTTAGGCCCGAAAATTGCCTACTTAATACGCTACGATCAGAAAAGATGTAAATACTGATCACAGATGTGAACGGATGTCAGTTCAGCCCGGACCGCTTGGCACGCTAGGCATTCCGAATAGGTAATTGCAGATGCCTTCATTCCCATATTCGAAACAAAGCGATATCGCTTCACTCACTTGCTCCCGAGTCAGGTACACCGCCCCTTCGGGGATTTCGTGCTTCACCTTCCACCCGGTTCCAATCAGCGCTATATCAAGCCGCAAATCGTCGCGACCGCTCACCTCAAACCGCTTCATTCCGCAGCTCCTCGATGATGTCATCTGTTGTTGGATTGTCCTTGATCCGGTTGTTGATTACGCTGCGGAGTACTGGGATTGTCAAGACAATCACATCATCAGAAAGGTACTGATCTTTCGGATTCATGTACTCGTCATAAGTAGTAAGCACACGCATTTAAAGCTCCCCAAGTCCAATCACAGGAGCCTGTTCCTCGATCGCGGTCTCTGTCTGCACGATCTCAGCCAGGTCCTTTTCCTTCTTCTCAATCTCTTTCACATGCAGCTCACCTTTGATCAGCTCAGTCTGAACACCCCAGTTTGCCCGCAGACGAAAGTTCACGTACTGCAGGACGAACTGCCGGCGACACTCAGGCACGAAGCCCCTCTGGTAGCCGCCGCGCGTGACTGTCAGGTGATCGACCATGGTCTGGATGTTCTTCTCGAACTTCTCGATGACCTTGTTCGGGAAGGGAGAGGAAAGCGGCATTCTTTCTTCAGTCGATACGCTGAGCATTCGCAAACCTCTCTAATTCAAGAATTGCGTTCGAAAGCTGCTCCTTCAGGGTCTTCGCCTGCTCCAGGTTGAATCCTGCACCCAGAGCGATGTCTGCCTTTTTCAGGATCAAACCGACGAAATCGGAACCGCCAGCATTGGTGTCCCGCATGACGCCGAAATGCATGCCTTCGGCTTTTTGAATCTCGCAAGTAAAGTTGCTGCTGTGTCCAACAAGCTCCATCGATCACCTCATAAAGCTGGGCTTGGCCATGCCCTGGGATTGAGTCAGGGAGCCGAGTTGCGCCGTGTGCTCTTTCAGCGTTTTATCGACATGCTTTTTGTGGTCGATGTTCTCGTTGTGGAATTTGTTCATCGCCGCGAGAGTCGCCTTCAACTCCTCCTGCTTCTCCAGAACTTCGTCGCGCTTTTCTTTCAGGATCTGCATCCATTGCCTCTGCCATGCGATGAAAGCCGCGATGAACAAGAGACCCAGGACGTATGCCAGGGCCAGGATGATTTGGAATACTTCGGTCATTTCTTACTCCCTCGCATGTAGCCCATGACGAATCCGACCAGATAGCAGACAAATCCAGCCAGGAACAAAGTGATATCACGCCAGCTCACTTCTTCCTCCCAAACAACTGCACCACGTTATCCGGCAACTTCTTCGCTTTCAGGGCTTCCATCAGGTTCTCATAGTCGCCGTCATCCAGGATCTTATTCGCCTTGTCGATCATCAGAAAGAGAATATTCACAAGGTCAGCCATATCATGTGGGGCCATCGCATAACCCACCGGCTTCTTCAATCCATCGTGCATGAAGCCAACGCCAGGAAAGCCGCTCCCGCCAATGTTTGTCATAAAGGCGATCGTGACATCAGGTTGGTTGGGAAACTTCAGCGCCCACTGCTGATCTTCGGACGATTGCGGGTCCTCTTGCATCGTTAATCCTTCGCTGATTCTCGTTTCTAGCCTTCTCTCGTAGCCTATAAACCTTCGCCGCATCTCTCACACATGGCGTGCACCATGGATGCTCTTTCCGCGTGTGAGCCTGGATGCGGAACCAGTCTAAAGGATGGACGTTACCACAGCGTTTGCAAAGTTTCTTGGGGTTTGTAGCGAGTTCCATCATTCCTTCTCCCTCAAACACTTCTCCAGCTGGCCAGCAGTCTCAGCCTTCCGCGCACAGATTTCCATGGTCGTCTCCCGCTTTTTCGCCTCGAAGTCTGCCTCGTTCCAGCCGCTTCGAACGCAGTATGCAGCCATACCGATGAGCGCGACCAGGCAGATTCCCATCCAGAGAGTTTCTTCCATCACAGCTCCCCCGCCCTGACTTCTCGCTGCGGCTTCGAGTTCAATCGTAAGCCTTCCAATTCCTTCTCCAGCGCCTCTTTCTCAGCCTGGAGCTTATCCAGCCTTCCATCCAGATCCCGAAGCATATGGACGACGATTTTGTCCACCTGACTCGTGCCGACCCGCGGAGTCTGAATCGTCATCTCACGCTTTTTGCTGATATGAAGGACCGTCTGCATCATGTCTGCGAATTGAGTTGCGAACATTTTTCACCCCTTTTCGGTTATCGATTTAACTTTTATTGCCTTGCTCCCCATAGCGCTTTCAGGATCATATGGCCAAGAACCAGCGGCCAAATTATCGCCATGGACAAAAGCGTCATGAATCGCCGTAATCCTGGCTCCCCAAAGCTTTCAGACTCTGATGCAGCGATACCAAGCAGGACCAGGAGAAACCCTGCAGCCCATATCGCGATAAGAGTAATCAGGATTGTTGTCATCATGTGTCCTCCAACATCTTCTTGCGCGCGGCTTCAATCTTGTAGATCTGTTCAGCCGTATGCGAAGTTCCGTTCGCCAGAATCTCATCCATTTCTTTGAAAAATGCCTCGCGCTTTGCCACGCGGATATCACCCTCTCTGTCCTCTTTTACGGACGTAGACCGCGTGCAGCTATTCAAATGCTGATGAATCAGGACCCCGCAATCGCGACAAGCATGCTCGAAATTGTGAACTCGTTCCCTCTCTCCTTTCTGGGCGATCTTCAGAAGAATTGGCCCATACCAGCCATCATAGGAAGACTCATCGTCATATTTGCGAACCCCGCATACATCGCAGCGTGTAGCTGACAGCTTGCTCATGCGTCCTCCAGCGCCTTGCGGGCCGCACTAAGGATGCTGAGCTTTTCCATAGCGTCGAAGTCTCCCGGCTTCACATGCTGGCATTGGTCAAAAGCTTCCACAAACGCCTTGTACTTCGGTACATTCAGCTCCCGCAGCACGCGAATTTGTTCCTCGATCATATCCAGCAGCTTCCCGACCAGCTCGGGGTTGAACACTGCAATGAAAGTCCCGTCACTTTCCATGGTGACTTCTGCAACATCAGGCCCTTCTTTGATCCGATTGCCTTGTTGTACAATGCATCCGCCGTAGCGCTGCATTCGCACTGTCCACGGTCCAGGATTCGTTGCCGCCTTCTGCACCGCGCGGAGTCGTTCCAAGTTCATCTCATATCCTCGGCGTAGGTCTGCTTGTAAATGTGATGCAAAGCCTCTTTCAACGCCCGGATTTGCTCCGGATCGCAGTTGATTTCTTCCAGGAAGTTATTTCCTTCGCTCGCCATAGAGCCTAGCAACATCCCTATAAACATAAAAAATTCTTGCCTCTTCACTTTTTCTCCCTCATATAAATTCTCCCCCGAGTTCATGCGGGGGACAGGCTGATTCAGGCGGGTACGCAGGTCCCTGGGTCAGTCCCTGGTTTTCCCGAAATACTTCGCCAGATGCTCATTCACGAGCTTGTCATAATTGAAGTCCATGGGATCGCGCAGCCTTGGAAAATGCATGTTCGCTTCCAAGAATTCCTGCTCCGTAAAGAAGCGCCCTTCCCCCACAGGCCTTGCAAAGCAAGACTCATAGGCCTTCTTGGCCAGAAAGAAATCATTCCTATGCTCCTGCAGAGCCTTGACCAGGTCGTCGATCTCTTTTCGCGTGATGATGAATTCGCTCATCTCTTTTTCCCTTTCACCCATGGCCTTCTCTCGCTTCGAAAGAGGAAGAACCACAGGAAGTCTATGACCGCGCGGATCTTCATGCAGGCTCCTCATGCAGGTTTCCGCTTTCGTCGATCCACGCACGAATTGGAGCCGCTTCCGGTTCCTTTTTCATCCTGAGGCAGCGCTTACAGGTCACGTCCTTCCAGTCCTCTGCCAGATCCCGCGTGGGCTGGCCGCATTCTGTTGCTTTCAATTCGTCGCCTTCCATGACCAGGCGATTGGATGCTTTGTGGAGTTTTTTGGCTCTAGGCATTCTTCCCCTCCAGGATTTTCAGTTTCGTCCGCAGCATAGTTTCCTCCTTTTCTAAGGAATGAATGCGCTCAATCACCAGGGTTACGACGTTCAGATCATCAAGCTCCAACGTGAAGCCCATAAACGAACGGAGGATTTGCATCGCATCGAAGACCTCTGTTCCTTCAGGCATCTATCAACCTCTCACCTTTATCAATCATGTGCTGTTTCCATTCGGCCCGCTGTTCGTCGCTATCCCAGCCATAGTCATCGCTGCATTCGGAGCAATATCCGAAGTCATCGCAACCTCGAAGGAAGTTCGGAGGGATGACGAAAGGATCGAAGGGATTGATGTCCTCTTTGCAGCCGGTGCATTTTCTAGCCATCACTCCTCCTCAAAACAATCGCATTGGGACTCGTGCAAATTGCATTCGTCGCAGTATTCATCCGCTTCGTCTTCGGTCATTCGGTTATCACCAAAGCCCAGCGGAGCTATGCCCAGGGACCGCATCAGGGCGTTTGCATCAGCTATGGTTACGCCCTTTCCTTTGTTCTGAGCTTCGAATTCTTTCAGCTTATTCCATCGCTCTTCTGGCGTTATCTTTTCCATCACTCCACCTCATGATTCGGACAGCCATGCTGCGCCCGTAGTGCTTTGCCTTCGGGGCTATTCATGATCTTCAGCCAACACTGATGGCAGACAGATCCCTGCCCTTCAGGATCTTCACCTGGAAACAGGTTTTCAAATTCCTTAAGCTGATCTTCCTTAGACCAGTTGCCGTCTGCGTTGGAATAAAACCTTCCTTTGCAGGCTTCGCATCGGAATATTCTTGGAACATTCATCACGATCCCTTCCCATCAATCCCATGGCTCTTCAGCAGCGATTGGATTTCCACGTATTCCCGCTGCACGCGCAGGGCTTTCTCCCCGAGTTCGTCCGGGACTTCCACGTTATAGCGTGCGCGGTAATCGTGATCGTCTGCGGCTTCGTAGACGAGTAGGAGCGACTGTGAGTCACTGATGACTTGGATTTTCATTTCGTATTCCCATTAAGATTTCAAAAGCTGTTTTCGCTTGGGCTGGAACCACTGCATTCCCAAGTCGTTTAATTCGGTCCACCCGATGGGGAAGCCCATTAACCACTCTGTCCACATCGGGCTCAGGCTCCCACCGACTTCCTCTGAAAGCGGCCTGCTGTTTGATTTTGTCGCTTTGCTCCCGGACTTCCAGTCTCTGGACATTGGCGTTGGCCACTGCCTTACCGCCGCTGGAAGCGTCATCCCACCGGCTGAGAACTTTTGATTCGGACTTCCCTTCTCCCCATCCGAAGCTCGAACGGTAGGCCAGACAAAACCAACGCTCGCGTCTGTGATGAGCCCCAACCTCTTGAGCGGAAAGCATCGTCCAGCGACAGTCATACCCGATCCTGGAAAGTTCTCCGATAACTCTGGCCAGACCACGAGTCCTGATCGCGGGAACGTTTTCCAGGAATAGGAATGCGGGCTCGATTTCTTCGGCCAAGCGCAGGATTTGGAAAAAAAGTCCGCTTCGCTCGCCTTCCAGGCCTTTGCCATTGCCTGCAACGCTGATGTCCTGGCAGGGAAAACCACCGACGATGATGTCGATGACTCCTCGAAGCTCAATCCCGGAAAGCTCTCGGATGTCAGTACAGATTGGTGCATGCTGAATTGATCCATCGGACATCCGCGAAATGAGGACTGCTTGCGCGTGCCTGTCCGCTTCGCAGTAGGCGATGACTTTGCAGTAGTCTCGAAGCGCAAGGGTATTCCCAGCGATTCCGCTAAATAGATCCAGGGCATTCAACACCTCTCAATCCTCATGATCCGATGCTCTCTTTCTGCGCAGTTTGCTTCGCCATCCAGAAGTCGAGTCCACCGATCACCCTGGGACCTGATTGAAGGGCTCCAAGTCTGTCCAGGATTCTCTTTTTCGAGTCTCCCCTGGTCTTCCCCTGGATTGCATCCCGAAGGCGCTGTAATGCCGATTTTTGAGGTTCTGACATTTTCTCTCCATTTTGACGCTGGTTAGGCGTGTGTTCGAATCGCTTCCCGAAACGCTGGATGCAGCGCACGGTGGGCTCTGTAGCCGTTGTTTTCGTATTTTCGCTCCACCGTCATTACGCCCTTTTCCACAAGGGACGTGAAAAGCCGGGAGATGTACGGATCGTTCGTGCAGCGCAAAAGCTCCTTCCAGTCCGGACGCTCTGTGCTGTTCGTCTCGTCTAGATCGATTTCGTCATCACCCAGCAGACCGATGAAACGCATGAGCAGAGTCAGCTCCATCGAGGAGAAGCGGTATTCCGAATTCATCGCGAGGATTGCGCCGATGGCTTGGCGGTAGGGGATTTTCATATCCGATCCTCCGGAAGAGTGAGCTTTTCCAATCGTTCTTCGAAGTCGATGATTTCCATAGCCGCATTTGCAGCATTGCGAAGCTGCACCCGGAATCGACGAGTCTCTTCAGGAGAACTGCCCATCGGGCCGATGAGTTCAAAGGCTTCGAACCAAAGCATCGGAATTTTTTGCAGAGCGCGGATGCACCGCTCCGTTTGGCTAACCGCTCGTTTTGTCATTGCGCTCTCTCCATCATCTTTTCGCAGAAGCGCGCTGCAGCACGACCCAGGTCCAGAAGGTTCGTGTGATGCGGTTCAAATTTCAAAGTTCGACTAAGAAAGGCATCCGCGAGATCCAAGTTGTAGGTGGCAATGAGATCGGAGAACCACCTCGTAACCCGTTCCATGGGCTCGCGAAGGTGATGATGGCCCATCAGTCGTTTGGCCATGTGTGCAGCAGGGAAGCTGGTCACGTTTGTTTGGGCGTCATTTTCGGCATCCGGGTTATCCACAGTCTGGCCGGGTAGGGAAAGACTACGGGATAGGAGGGAGGGATAAAGAATAGGGAGAACTTCTATATTAGATGCAAAGTCCTGTTTTGGGGACCTGTCATGTCCGTTTTCAGGGACCTGTATAGTCCCTAAAAGCGGACTTGACGGGTCCTGTTTTGGGGACCTGTTTTCGAAACAATCCCCAGTTGTGGGGATAACTTCTAAGTTGGAATAGGTCCCTTTTTCAGGACCTTTCTCGACATTTTTAGCGCGCGTCTTTTTGGTTGGCTTCGGGATTCCGAAGATCAAACGGGCTATGAATTGATCTGACAATGCCCGCTCTTTGCCTCTGCCATGAGCTTCACCGACAGTGATTCCCTTTTCTTCCAACTTGGTGAAAACTTCGGAAATCTTGTTTTTAGGTCGCACAATTTTTTCAGCGTAAAATGCAACTTTGTGCGGGAGGGACATCTGCAGAAAGGTCCTGTATCCAGGCCTTGGCATTGTATGAAGAATACGCCTCAGCAGGCGAAATTCTAGGTAGCTGAGATCATACGCGTTCGCGATATCGTCCATCATGTCCATGACATCGCCGTAATGCATGAAAACTGGGCCAAAAACAGCGTCATTCGGCTCGGTAGGTTTTGTCATTGCATCACTCCCGCGACAGGGAGGAATTTTGCGCGTGTCGAATGTGAATTTTTGATTGTGCGGGAAATCTTGGGACGCAAAGGCTTGACGGGAACTATGCTTTTCATTAGCATGACCTCACTCACTATTGATTTTGTTTTTGAAGACGCCGACTGCTTCCAACAGTCGGCTCTTTTTTTATCTGCTTACTTCAGCTCACAATAACTCCGTAAGAATCATAAACTCTGATAAAAACTGCCAATTTCTAGCGCACATAAATACGCCAGATTGTTAATTAAACTGCCTTGACATTTACTGGAGACGTATCTAAATCTTGGCAGTTTATTCCGTTTGGTGACTCTACTAACTTTCTCCAGTTTTCTCTACTGATTTCAGCAATCTCTTTAGAGGAGCAGCTTTCTGGCGTTCAGCATTCACCTGACCGACGATATGGACATAGATTGCATGGGACTTTTCCTTGTGTCCAAGAACCAATTCTAGCGTTCTTGAATCAATCTTTAACGCGGTCCAATCGGTGGACACGGTATGACGAAGAACATGTGAGCCGCTGGCTTCACGGCCCTCCTTCTTGTAAGCCTCGCGAATGAACTGCAGGTATTTTCTCTTCTGCGCTCCTTCGAAGAGAAGGTAAGACTCTTTCACAGCGAGCGGCCCAAGTGAAGCAGATTCAAACAATCCTCTCTGCCTCTCATAGCGCTCCACTAGCATGTCCCAGAGGTTTGGACAAAGGACTGGAACCGTTCGGGAAAAGTCCACGCCGATCGATGGCCGCCCCTTCAAAGGGACCCTTTCGATCAGCCCATTAACCAGCTTTATATGGTCGAACTTCGGCTGACTCTCAAGATAGATCGACCCGTAAACCTTACAGCCCTTGGATTCGAAAGCCTGCTTTATGAAGTCAGGACAATCGTCTGACAACCAGCAAAAAGGAATGCCCAGTAGCTCCATCACTCGAAAGCCCATGCGTCTTTGCGTAAACCAAAGGTCCGCGTAGAGCTGCCCATCGTTTGTAAGCATGTGATTACGCACAAGCTCATAGTCGGCATCGGAGACAAGGTCATGGACGCCTCGCTTTCTAAGTCCACGCTGGTCAACGGTTTCAAAAGGTCGATAGTTGCGATGAGTGATGATTTTCTTTCGTTTCATCCATAGCAGAAATTTATTCATGGAGCTTACGACACGGTTACAAGTCGCTACAGACAAGCGTTTCTTCTTGAGCGTCAAGGCCTCATCTTGCAGCCAGGTTCGAAACTCTTCCCCGAAGTCGGCCCATTTGTTCGGATCTGACCTTCGCATATTATCAGCAAAAAAAGGGATTCCGTAGTTTCTGAGCATGCAGACATCCTGATGCCCGGATCTCGGTCTGTCCTTCTTAACGAAGCTGCTATACTCTTCGAAGATCGCCGAAAGCCTTTGATTAGCCTTCCATCCAAGCCTGAAGCGAACGCGCTTATCAGTCATCCAAACCTCTTGTTAACGATCTGTTAACGCAATTGGCTGTCTCATTTTTCCACCGCTCGGACACGCCCAGAAAAAGATTTAGACTTTAACCAATAGCAATTAGCAATCATCCCGCCCACAAAGAGCCCTGAAAGCCTTTATTCGCAGACCGTTCACAGTCGTGAACATAGTTGTCAAAAAATCTTTACGAACGCAATGTCAGCAGGTGCTGAAAACCAAATATCTGATGGAGACACTCTGAATGTCGCCGATCGAGACCCTGAGGCAGAGCTTTCTCTCGCCTGAAAGAGAAGACCCGCACTGGCGGGAAGACCTGAGCAACGAAGCCTATCACGCGCTCAAGACCCACGTATCAAGCAGCAGCCTAAGGAAGTTCCCAAAGTCCGGGAAGTCTTTCTTATGGAGTTTTAATTCTGCCGATGAGCCGACAGAATTGAAGGACTTCGGAACTGCCTTCCACCAGGCGGCATTGGAGCCCGACCAATTCGAAAAGCTCCACGCGGTGATGCCGAGGGAGTTCATCGATCCTGAGACAGGCCTACCTTTCGTAAATCCCAAGACTGGCGAGCCTTTGCATGCGAATGCAAAGAAGGTTCAGGAGGCGAAAAAAGCCTGGCTTGAAGAGAACCAGGGACGAACGATCCTGACCCAAAAGCGCTTCGATGAGATGCGTTGGATGATGGATTCGCTGGCTTCCCATCCCAATGCGCTGAAGCTCCTGAAGAAGGGAATCGCAGAAAGATCCGGCTTCTTCCACGACCGTGAAACCGGCATGCCATGCAGAATTCGCCCCGACTCCTACAACACACGATATAACGCGATCATCGACATCAAAACGACCAGTAAAGACATAAGCTGGAACGCTTATTCCCGGACGCTCTGGAAAGAGCGCTTCGATATCTCACTCGCCATGTATGCGGATGGCACCGAGATCATCACAGGGACGCCTGTATCCGCTACAGTCATCATCGCGGTCCAGACCGTAAAACCCTATGAATGCGCGGTTTACGAGATCTCCAAGCGAACTATGAGCATTGGGCATATGGATTACAAGACCGCGCTCTCGGACCTGGCCGAAGCCCTGAGAACGAATCGCTGGTCATCCGCGCAAGCGCGCATGCAGGAAATCGAACACCCATCCTCTGTCTTTAAGGAATATGTGATATGAGCAATGCAGCAGCAGTCCGCAAAGTCACGCCACAGCAGTTCTTGGACGATCCGAACAAGTTCTTGGAGCTGAAGCGCGCGCTTCCTAAAAACATCGATGCCGAGAGGATCAAGCGAATCGCTCTTACGGAACTTTCAAAGAGCGCGGATCTTAACGCTGCAGCGAACGATAACCCGCTCGAATTTTTTGGAGCTGTAGTTCAGGCTGCTCAGCTTGGACTTGAGATAGGATCAGGGCTTGGGCACTGCTACCTGATCGTCTACAAAGGACGCATCAAGCTTCAGCTTGGCTATCAAGGCATGATTGAACTTGCCTATCGAACAGGAAAGATTAAGTCTTTTGATGCTGATCTGGTTGTGGAAAGCGATGTCTTCGTTCACAAGAGAACGCAGGACGGCCTTATTTTCGAGCATGAAATCGACTGGAACATAGACGTTCGCGATCAGACAAATGTGAAGCTTGCCTATGCCCAAGCGGTTCTTGTTGGTGGCGGCTCGGTATACGCTGTGATGACGAATGCGCAGATCCAGAAGAACGAATCGGAAAACCGCAAAGGCAAGGATTCAACGGATGCATGGCGAAAGCACTGGGGAGAGATGGCGAAGAAGACCGTAATTCGTCGCCTTTACAAGCTGCTACCGAAGTCCGCTGAGATGATGGCCGTCTTCGATGATGAAGATGGCGACTACGTGAAGACCGATTACAGCAAGCTCGCACGAGATGCTGGGATCACGATAGACGCCGCTACCGGCAAAGAAATCCCGCGATCTGGCGCGAGCGCGTCTGATACGTCGCTCACAGACCGCATGGCTATGGAGGAAGAGCAATGAGCTACGTTGATCCTTTCCGGGATCTGAACTCGCAGCAGAAGGACAAGCAGGACCCGATCGGTCTCCGCGCGATCTTTGCAGGCAATGCCCTGCAAGGCATGCTGGCCAATGTAAACACCTGCAAGTTGCCCATCGATGAGCTGGCGACCAAGGCAGTTGAATATGCGGATGTGCTTTACAAAAAGTTTAGGAGTTGAAATGAGCCGCTTTGATTATGTGAAGTACGATGACAAAGCCATCGATCAACAAGGATGGTTCAAACAAGAATTCGAAGAATTGGAAAGCGGCGTAAATCAGTTCCTCCAGTCCCCACGGGCAAAAGCCTTGGTGCTCACAAAGCTAGAAGAAGCATACATGTGGGTCGGCAAGGCAATCCGCGATGATCAGATCGCCCGCAACGGATCTGCTCCATTGCAGGAAGAGAGGAAGGACGGATGAGCCAGAGTGTTTACGAAATCTTAAAGTATTTCCATTTCGCGCATTTGCCTCCCCACTTGCAAGAAATCAGTAAGCCGTTTTATGAACTGGCGAAGGTCGTTGCTGAGCGCGAGCCGGATAAAGGAGAGACCAAATGGGCTCTCCGCAAGCTTTTGGAAGCAAAAGACTGTGCAGTGAGGGCGATGCTGTGAACGTCATCGACGAAAACTTCGCGAAAGCGGTCGATGAGATAAAGGCCATAGCAGCCAAGTACGACATGGCCGCGACGGTCTTCCTTGCGAACGACAAGGGATCCCATTTCTGGTATGGCTGGGATCAGCCTTCCTGGTCATGCCTGAGTTTTGAAGGTGAAAGAGGCATCCGAATCAAGGCCAAAGGGAAGTCGGATTCCGCTGAAGGTAAGAAGCTGGAAAACACAGTACATATGCTCTATTCGACTTGCGATAGTCTCGTCAATGCGGTTGAGATCATTCAACAGTTGCAGGAGATGCTGTTGGATCACATCGAAGTCGATCACAGATCTCATGTCGGCAAAGGACCGGAGGCAAGAACATGACCGTAAAAGTTTGGAACGAATCGTTCACCGACAAGGAATCCAAAGATCTCGCGTACTGGGAGCGCAACATGCTGGCCCTGGCTTTTGCGGATCCTAGCAAAGGCGATGGCTGGTATAACGATGACGAAGTTGCGCTTGGAAACGCGGGCGAAGGACACTGGGCCCCCCGATATCCTGGTTGGCGCCGCGTCATATCCCTGCGAAACGGATCCATGACCTTCCACGTCCCCGATGACTTTGAAGTCGGTAACCTGCCACAGATTGAGCGGAATTGGGACGGGCATACCACCCAAGAAAAATGGAAACGCGTTCAGCTTGCGAGAGGAATAACCGTCAATGACTGACATCAAACTCTGCGCCGAGTCCGTTGACGGCCAGCACGATTGGGAAAAGCACGCCCTTCCCCCAGAGCAATGCGAGGGCAAAACCCATGTGTGCGTGCGCTGCGGGGAAGAGAAGACAGTTGCCTGGGAGATGAGCCCGTGCCCGAAAGCTCCCAGATCCCAGGAGGGGCCAAAGCACAATTGGGTTGATGATCTCTGTACGCACTGTGGTGCGGAAAAGGAAATCGTCGTCCCGAACACGATGGACCTTCAAACCGTCGATGAGGCGAAGGACAAGGGCGAGCATACCGAGGAGTTCCATGAGCAGCAGCAGAAGGCTTTCAAGGAACTGGTAACGGACGACCGCCTGGCGAAATTCATATATGAAGTGAAGACGGCCTACATGCGCATGGTCGGCGAAGAAGTTCAGACGACCTGGGACACTGTTTCGGAGCAGGCTAAGACTGAGCTGAATCAAGAGATTCACTTCGTCCGGAACACGCTGTCAGCACCGCCTGAGCAGGATAAGGTCTACGCGATGCACATTCATGACAAGCTCTTTGCAGCTCGTCTGGCCGCAGGCTATCGCTTCGGGCCGATCGTGAATCATGAAGACCGCGAGCATCCGGACATGGTTACTTACGGGATGCTCCCCGAAAAGCAGAAGCTGAAGCTCTTTCTAGCAAGGGTTTTGGTCAGGCTGACAGCAGGTATTCAAGCAGGATATTGATCCGGTATTCAGAGTACCGCGATCGAGAAAGGAACCCAGCTCCTCTCCCCGAGGGCTGGGTTTTGAACTTCCATCTTACTCAGTATGTGAACAAGCCGTTAACAATAAATCAAAAATTCCTAAAGAACATCAGAGAATTGCCGATACGTCTAGCCTAGGCGTAGGAGGGTTTTCGGGATGCGCGATCTGGTGATTTTCTTGTGCTTTTTGGCGGTCGGATGCAATCGTAAACAGAGTAACGAACAGGCTGCTGCTCCTGTTCCTTCAAACATCTCTGAGCCACAAAAAATGGAAGCTACGCCGAATGATTTCTATCAGAACAAGGAGAAAGAAGCCGCTCCAGCGGACCTTGATGTTTCCGTCACCCTTTCTTTCAAGCGTGGCTCAGCGTCTACAAGGGAGAGTGCTCTCGCTCAACTTCCCGAATCTACGCTAACGTATTCGATGAAAATGAGCGAGCTTGAGCGGACGGTGAAGAACGGTCTGTCTTGCAGTCTCGAAAAAGTAACCGAGAAGATCTTCAAATGCAGTTACGATAATCTGACAAACTGCCGAAAAGGTTGTGAGAAACTGGATTGCATAGAGTGCTTCATGCCGGAAATAAAGAACTTTGAGCAGGTTCTATTTCCCTATTTATGATCCGCTACTCATCATCGCCTTCCTGCGATTCCCAATACTCGTAAGCCTTGCGGTACGCAGGATCCTTCCGCATCAACATCTCGTGAGTGATGACGTAGGCCTGCGCACCGCGCTTCAGAGATTCCGCAAGCGTGTTCTTGACTCCTTTCGGGAGCCATTCACCTGCATCAATCGTAAATTTGACAAGCTTGGGACCAGCGATATCGGAAATGCCGCCGATGATCGATCCAAAGCTGTCAGCGGTTGCCGAAGCGGAATCGCTACCAGTCAAGGCTTTCACGAGTCCTGACAGGGAGCTTCGCATCATGTTGACGTTGCGCGATCCGCGGACAAATGTTCCTTCCATCGCCCGCTGCACGGCCAGGTCATCGGCGGCTTGTGTGTAATAGCCTGGATCCTTTCCGCTCGCTTTTGCAACGGCTTCGATCTTCCGCTTGGCCATGATGTTCGCCTTTGGATTTCCACCAACGCGGCGAATCTTCGATTGAACATCATCAGCGCCAAGGCCTGCGAACTTTTTCTTTTCTGCGTTCACCTTCTCCATTTGAGAGTCGGTGTACTGCTGCGCGTTCTGCTTTCGCGCGTCATACTTCCGCTGCGCCTTGGATCTTGCGAAGGCTTCCTCGCCCGCGACCCCCTCATTCAGGAATCGCTGCATTCCTTCATAATTTTTGGAGGGCAATTCGCGGGAAGTCTCCAGGGTCTTGGAAGTCTTGCTACCAAAGGCATCGTCGAAGTCACTGAGGGCCTGAGCGCGATCCTTCACGCCGACATCATCCAGGTCGTTCATGCGCCTGTAGATGGAATCCGCATCGCTTCCGAATTGATCCTGGAAATTCGATCGTGCGCGCGACTGCTTCGCGACCGGAACCATGGCGTTTCGGTAGTCAGGACTCTGGCGCTTAAGGGAGCGGTCAAGGCCTTGCCGCATGCGAACTAGGGCCTTCGCACCCGGATCCGCGAAGCCCTGCGGGTTGGCGTAATATGACTCAAGATCGCGGTCGATCTTCTGGATGAGTCGCTTGATGTCGCCGCCAGAGATCGTCTCGTGAGGAATGAATTCAGGAATTCCTTGCTCATTATCAACAAACTCACCACCCATCTTGCCGAGGAAGTCGCGGTAGTTCTGGATTGTCGAGTATCCGGGTCCTTCCGCGGGGGCATCGTTGATGGAGCCCTGCTTCATGGCCCTGCGCAGGCCCTTCTTGTAGGGATTGAGAGGAATCTCCAGATCGTCCGGAATCTGCTGAGCGGCGAATTTAGAGCCCTTCTGGATTTGTTCCTTACCCTTGCTCATAGTATCGAATGCCTGGTCAGCAGCCTGGCGGCGAATTGTATCCGCGCCCGCCTGGTCGCTTGCGCGCTTCTGGGCGATCCATTGGCGTATCTCAGCCTGCTTTTGTTTGGCCGTGGAAGCCGCGTTGGCCTTTTGTTCCGCGAATTCGGCATCGGCATGTTTGCGGTACTCGCCAGCCTTCCCATGGATGGACTGCTCGCGCTGACTGATCCGATCGCGGACGTTATCGATGTCGCCGGCAAGCTCATCGACGACAGTTTCTTCTGAGATGTTGTTGATGCGATCTCGATTCTGCACATACTTCTGCCGGGTCTCTTCAGGGATACCGGCAACAAAGCGGGAATATCCTCTCCCAGCTAGGTTTAGCGCAGTTGGCACACCAAGCACAACAGCCGAAAATTCGCCCGCATCCTGAGCTGCGCGCAAGGGATCACCCCCGCGGAGCGCAGTGTCCATTGCCGTGACTGCAACGTTCTCGCCAACATTCGCACCGTATCGACCAAGGACAGAACCAACGCCTGTTCCCTTGACCATGTTGCCCGCGCGACCAGCAGGAAAAGCAAAGCCGCTCGCAATACCGCGTGTGAGAGCGGCTTCAGGGTATCGCTGAGCGAATTCCTGATCTTGGACCTGGTCGGCATCTTGCGCCTGCCAGTATCGCTTTCCGAAATCTTCAAAGCTGTCAGCTTCGGTCGCAGCGTTGAATGCGTTACCGATAGATCTCTTCGCGGATCCGAAAATGGGGATGTCATCCCCAAAGGAAACAGGCTGCTGGAGACCTTCAGAGAAGCGGGCTCCATCCCAGTTTCCGATCGTGTCCGCGATCTGCCGGAAGACGCCAGGTCGCTCGGGAATTTCTTCCATCGATTGACCAGGCTCAACGTCTTCCCATCCATCGTCGCCCGAATCTTCAACATCTTCCCAGTCAGCTTCGTCGTTACGGAGTGCCATTCTTCACCTCAATGCGCCCATCAGGGTAAATGTAGCGAGTCTGGTTGGTCTTCCGATTGTACTGCACGCGCGGCTTTGAGCCGCCGCCTTGCTGCCTGGTCGTCTGACCTGGAGTACCGCCGCCAGTGATGTTGTCGATCTCAGCTTGAGAGCTTTGAATCGATTGACCGATGGCGTTGATTCGCGAGTCGATCGACTTTAGGAATGAGTTCGCATTCATTCCAATGGGACGTTCCCCGCGCATGAGACGGGCAAAATCGACATTTTCAAGATCGCTCGCCATGCGCCTTGATTCATCAACGCCCAGAGCATCAGGGCCTTGAAGAGAGTTCATGGTCTTGAGCATCGCCTGACCCACGTTATATTTTTCCTGAGGCGATTTTGCGTTAATGAACTGCTGCTTGAAAGACTTGATGTCGTTCAAGATGCCGATGCGCTGCGCGTTGCGTTTGGAAAGGTCCGTGAGGTAAGCGCGCGTCGATGGGTCAAGGTTCTCGCCATTCTTCCGCGCACGCTCTGCAGCAGTTTCTGCATTTTTCGAGGAGATTTTCTCCATTTCTTTGTTGTGGCGCTCTGATTCGCGCATGCGATCACGGTCGATTCCGATGCTCTCTCGCTTCATGCGGTCATCAGCTCTGGCTAATTCACCTTGTTGGTTAATCTTCTGAAGATCAAGATAGGCCTGGTCCGCGTTCTTTCCGAGTGTCGCAGCCAGCATAGCGTTCTGGTAATCGTTCCGAGAGTTGTAACCTTGGACGCGAGCTTCGCGGTCCTTGTCATCCTTCGTCTTCTGGTACTCGAACTTCTCGCGCTCAAACGCGGGATCTTTCCCGGCGCCGCGCGCCTTAAGAATGTAGTTCTCTATTTCGTTGCGACGATTCTCCCTCTGATCTTCCTGCTTTACGAGATTGTCAGAGTATTCGTCAAACCCGCTGGTATCAGCGGCCTTGCTCCCAATCGTTCCGGCTTGAGCGGCTGATTTCATGAGAAGGTTCATATAAGGAATCTGGCTGGGAGACATGCCGCGCGCGCGAGCCATTGGCTGATTTGCTCGCGGATCGAAGTCCATTTGCGCCATAGGGCTATCGCCAAGGCCTTCGTCATCGTAAGCCATCGGCGAGATATCGACATCGCTGTCGTTCAATTCAGGCCTATTAGGATCGACATCGAACGGGTCAAGACCAGCAGGGTCATCACTTCCATAAGGATCCTGGAAATTCATCGGACCAAGATTCGAAGGCGTTGCTGGCGGCCAGGCCTTCGCATGACCGACCGTCATTCCAGGGTCACGCGGCATCGCCATAGGAGGATGCCAGCCTTGGGGAGCCTGCGGCTGTTGACTCGGGAGGATCTTGTCCAGAAGATATGAGCCACCTTCCATGATCCCGCTACCGACAGCGCCTGCCATGTCCATCGCAGCATCGCCGATACCATAGTTCTGACCTTGGTAGGGCTGCTGACCGCCAAAGTCCCTCTCATCCTGCCTTAGGCGATCCTGGCGAATTTTCTGCTCAATGAGCTTACGACGTTCTTCGCGCTCTGGATCTCGGATCTGATTCGGATATCGCATTCCCATAAGTCAGGCTCCTTGCCGTGCAGCAATCCATTTATCGAGTCGAGCATCTTCGCGGTCTTGCTCTTCCTTCCACCGCTCATCCGCATACTGCTGCTGATAATAGCCAGCAGCAGCATTTCCGAGCCCCTGCCATGCTTGATTTCGATCCGCAGCGTTCTGATTGTTCATCTGGATCTGCTGCGTAGACAAACCGTGCTTCGATCGCTCAAGATTCAGACGGTCGTTATAGGCCATCTGCTTAAGGTTATTCTGGTACTGCCTTTCGTCAATCTGGCTGTTATAGGCCTGAGTCGCCAGGCGGTTTTTATTTTCGAGGTTATAGCGCTGGGCATCGTTGCGGGACGCGGTGTTCCTGTTTGCAACGTCCTGGCCGCGATCGAGGTTATACTGCTGTCCCTGGTTCATGATCTGGTTTTGCAAGTTCATCTGGGCCTGAGCCGCAGCGCTTGTCCGCTGATTGAATGCGTTAATAATCGCAGCGTTCTGAGCCTGGATGGAATACTCGTCATTTGCAAGCTCCCGGCCCATCGACCCAGAATCCCTGATGGCATTGAGTTTCGACTGATACGCAGCGAGCGCTGCATCACGGCCCGATTGCGCACCGCGCGACATCGAATCCCCAGCGCCCTGGAGTTGAGCGAGGAACTGGAGACCGGAGCCGTACTGTCCGCGCCTCTGTGCATCTTCCAGGACAGCGCCTTGACGTTGCTGGGCTTCCTGCTGCGAGCGTGCCGCAGCTTCGTCGAGTTTGATCTTTAGAGTCGGATCGGTGCCGCGCGCCATTGAAAGCATCTGTCGATAAGCGTCTAGCTGTCCCTGGCGTCCCTCCTGGCTCGCAGCGTTCCCGGTCACGAGCTGGGGAGCTTGCTCGCGGATCAGCGGAGCGACCTGCGGAGCGTAATTTCCGATGACCTGGTAGGCTTCGGGAGTGATGGAGCTGAAGTCGAGATTCAGCTGCGGGATAGTATGCTGAAGCCTTCCAGAGCCATCGGAGACCGACAGCCCATACTCTGGAGGAACGATGGAATCAAAGGCCTTCCGAAGGCGCTCCATCTCTTTTGCGTTCTGGCCGCGTGCACGCTCCGACTGCCAGGCTTGTGCTATGGCCGTTGCTGCGGCGACCGCTGCGATTGCTACTGCTGGCGCTACCATGTCACTTCCTCACAATTTTAATGATTTACGAATGCCACGCGGCAAAAGACGCCCTTGGAGTTCCTTCGATTCATCAACGGCCCTGCCGGCCATCTTCTGCGCGTAATCCTCGGCCTGCTGGATTGCTTCCTGCACAGGGTCAATGATAGGGGCCATGCGGCCTTCGATGTTGTTCGGAATCTGATCCAGAACCGTTTCGTTGATCCGGCGCGGTCCTTCAAAGGGCATCACAGACGCTTCCTTCACGCGATCGTAAAGGAAATCACGCGGGCTGTTTTTCTTCGCGGCTTCATAGGCCTGGATTTGCTGCTGAAGACCGCCATTTGCAGCTGCGATTTCTGCAGCCTTTTGATCTTCAACGTCTTGAGCCGTGCGCCTTGTAACGGCATCACCAAGGAGAGAATCCATCGCTGCGGCACGATCGAAGCTATAAGGATTCCCCGCGCCAGCGCCTGCAGCCCAGCTTTGGCCGCCATCGCCAATAAGACCCATAACCCGGTTAAAACGGTCAGCTTCGTCCTGCGTAACGAGTTCGCGCCAATCGACATCGCGGTCGATGTTCAGATACCCGGATAGATCCTGCGCTGGGTTTAGCATTCCCATGGATCTGGCCTGGATGGAGCCAGGAGCCGCAGAAGCAAAGTCTTTCTGGATCTGCGCAATAAGTTCAGGAGCCATAGCGCCAGTGATGTTGGATGCGTTCAAATCCGCTCGCTTCGCCTCTTCCTGGGCTTCCCTAATCATGAGGTCAGCCTGCAGGTCACGATTGGAGTTCTGCAGGTACTGCCTGGTCTGAGCGTTTCCGATATCGAGATAGCTCTGCTGGAGATCCTGCGCGGCTTTCGTTCGATCGATTGCCTCGGTGTCGCTCGCCTTCTGAAGAGCTGCTTGCCTGTCCACCAAGCCTTTGGCATCTGCCTGGAAAGCCTTGTTGCGACCGAGAAGCATCGCATCGAATGCTTGCTGGCCGCCCGTATAGCCGGCGTTTGAGCCGCGCATCAGGGATGCTTGGGAGCGCGGATCCTGGAGGACTTCGGTTCCGGCGTCCACCGTGCCAAGGCCTTTGAAGGCTTCGACCTGGTCGGCCTTCGTCTTGGAAAGCTTGCCGGAAAGGGCTTTATAGGCATCGATGTCCCCGCCGATCGCTTTATCAGCCTGGCCTTGATCGAAATTCTGCTTCTCAGCATTCTGATACGCGCCCGCTGTGTAGGAATTGGCTTCGTCCTGAAGCTTTTTTTCCTGCGACGAAAGATTCTGGGAATAGCTGGAGAGATCTGGAGCCGCCTGCCTTCTGGCAAGCGACTGGACCTTCTGGGCCTTGACCGATGGATTGATCGTCCCGGGCATAGACTGGGGAACCGCACTGGGGACCTGCGCAGCGGTCCCTCCGTTTCCGCTCGCGCCCGCTGCGGATCCCGCTCCCCCGCCGCTTGCTCCTCCTGATCCATATGACGCAGAACTCGAGAGTATTGCTTCGGGTTGCTGGGCGTTGGGAGCCGCCACAGTCTGGCCTTCCCCGAAAATATTGGTCTTCTGCTGCTCATCTTCCGGCTCACCGAATAAATATGCCATTACGCAGGCCTCACTCCCCTAACCGGGTCTTTTTGTGGTTGTGCTGGCTTCGATGTTTTTCCTGCTTGCTGATTTGAGGGCCCTGAATTCACTCCAGAGCCATCTTCTCCTCCCGGACCCATCTCGCCTGGGGGAGGAAGCTGCGGCATCATCCCCGTCTTAATCATGGCCATCAGAATTGGATCTTTGACCCTTGCTGATTCCAGATGCTGCGCGATGTGATCTGTATGCAGTTTAAGCAAGAGCGGGTCATTTCGCACGCGCATAGAATTCATCTGAATTGTGTGCATCATGACGTGGTATGCATCGTCATCGGTCGCGATCACGACAGCGCCTTCGCCGTTGAGCATCAGCTCATTCTCTACGCGGACAAGATCTTCCTGCGAGAGTTCAAGCTCGTAAAGGATCTCAGGCGGTGCGCCTTCGAGAACCGCGAAATAAGCCTTCTGGTCTTTCACGATGCCCATGGCGACCAGCTTATCGGCAACGCTTTCACGTCCGCTGATCGTCTGCATGAGCGGATTGACTTCGGTGAGCTCCAGCTCTTTGATGGGATCCAGATCCTGGCCCGTAAAGGTCCTGGAATAGCTTCCACGGCCAGCACCCATGGGCACAGAGCGCTCCGCAGAGCCAAAGATCTTGTAGTTGTCGATCCCCTGCATCACGGCATCCCGGGTCATGTCCCTGCCGTCGATACCCGTTGCATGGATCGTCTCCAAAGCCGTTGCTGTCAGGGTCGCGAAAGCCGTACCGGATGTCACGCCTTCGGGAGGATTTCCGCGCATCGCAGAGACGATGTTAGAAATCTCCATCAGGTCTTTGTCGATCAAGTCCTTGAACTTGTAGGAATGCTCCGAAATATTCGTGAAGTTTAAAGGCTCTGGTTTCCCTCCTCCCGGGATACCAGGCATCGGGTCATACTCGTACCAGTTCATCCCGAAGATGTTCATGGGATTGATGTTCGTGCCTGCTGGAGCCGCAACGGATTGGACCCCAAATGCATCGATGGAGGTCGCAATGGATGACATCGTCGAGTCATACATTTCCTGCAAAGGCACGAGCTGACTAAAGAAGGGATAGCCATAGCTGGAATTTGGAATTGCCTCGTTCCGGCAAACAAAGAGCGGAAGCTTCTTATAAGGGTTTGCCATATCGACCATGATCGTTTCACGATCACCGAAAACCACCATGCGGCCTTCGGGCATCGAAGGCGTGACCTTGTGATAGGCGGCATAGACATACACCAGGTCGTTGTCGGACGCGATGGAGTCATAGCCCGTAAGGAGCCGCCCGCCTTGGTTTACAGAAGGCAAAGCCATCAGCTGATCGCGAATATGAGGGAACTGCGCGATGAGATCCCAGCGGTTATGCTTCTGGCGAACCCTAACCCAGTTCCAGGCTTTAGGGTTATCAATCTTCCCGTCAAACTTCAGATCCCAGATCGTTGGCGCGGTGATCTCGATGTCGCCTGTGTAATGCATGACGCCGTTTTCATCGTATCCGAAGGGCTGGCCGCGATCAGTTCGCCAGATGGAATAGAGAAAGCCAAGACCAGTCAGGTAATGGTTTTCATAGGCCTGGGCGACGACCGAGTTTAGGCGCTGGGTCCGGACGATGGAGCGGCAAACAGCCTTTCCAAGCCGCGCCGCTTCAAGCGTTTCCTGCTTTGTCGTGTCGCAGATAGGATTGAAGACAAGGCGTTCTTTCGTCTGAAGCATAATGAGCTGGCGGACGAGAGAGCGGGCCTTCGGGATGAGCATGCGGATTAATTCTCCCTGACTTCCCGTGAAAACAAGGCCCGAAAGCCAGTCATTGGCTTCGATGATGTTGGCGAAATAGATGTAGCTATTGCGGTAAGCCGTTTGGAGCATGCCCGACCGGCTCCAGGCCTGATCATCCTTAGGAGTCAGCTCAGTTACAAGATCGCGAACGTCAGGGCTTGACCACCAATAGCTATCTCTTGCCGCTCTAACTGCCATCTTCCAAATCCTTTCCTATTAACGGCTCACCCGCTCGCCATATGGTCTGACTGCGTAGGCCAATGCCTGGATGAGCATGGGCTCACAGGCTTCGTCATGAGTGAATTTAGCGCGTATGTACGTTGCTCTTTGGGATGCCTGGGGGATATAGATCCGGACAATCGAGGATGCGAGCGTGCCCGGCATGAGTCCGATGCCCGCCTGAAGTCCCCAAGGGAAAAGTCCCCAAGGCCCTGAACCCCAGCCGCCAGAGTCTTCGTCCACGGCACCAAGTTCCCAGGGCGTAACCTCGGAGCCATCGAAATATCCCGTCGAGAATTCAAGAAGAGCCTTCGAAACACCTGGCTGGCGCATATGAAGCTGGAGCTGGCTGAATTGCTTTGAAAGGGAGACCTGGCCGCCGTGGTAGGGAGCCATGACAAAGGATGACCTGTATCCCTTATATAGAAAGCATTCCACCGGGCTGACCGTTGAGATGTTTGTCTTGGTGGAGAAGGTGACTTCATATTGATTAGAGCCGAGGTCAGTCACCGCGATGATTTTTGAGATGGCGTTGTTATAGATAATCGCATCGCCTTCTTCCGGCTCGATCGCATCGCTGTAGGTCGGCGGGGACGTAACCGTTGACAGAGTTATCGTTGCGGTCACCTGGGAAGCATCCGCGATGGCCGCGGAAATCTTCCGGAATTCACCCGTGAAGTCAGCAACGTTCCCAAAGTTATGCTGCTTTTTGATGAAGCCTTCGCGCGTCTGATCCGCAAAATAAAGCTCAGATCCGACCGCTACCCCGCATTCGAGGAATTCGCCGGAGGTCGTGAACGTACGATTTTTGACGTTATAGACGATCGTCCGGATGGGCTGCGGCTCGCGCGTTGTAAGGGTCTCCCCGACTTCACCCCAGATCGTAAGGTAGTAGAGAGCCGTGTGCTCTGATGCGACCGCTGCGTTGAATTCAAAGGACTCAGATTCTGCGTATCCGACCAGGGGAAGAAAAAGGTCATCGACCCTTCGCGAAATGAGCTGGGCGCTCGATTCAGTAACCATAGCAAGGCCTTGGTCTGTAAGGCCTATGAGCGTATTATTGATCGATGCCCAGCTTTTACGAGAGATCGGGACAAAGGTCGAATCTATCGGCGTTATGGTGAAGTCTCTGGCCGTATCGCCTGAGAAGCGATAAAAGCCTTCCGACTTCACGATTACCGCTGAGTCTCTGTTTAAAAAGCCGCGCAGGATGTCCTGGCCGGGATCCCCTGACCTTTTGAAGTTCCCGACAGGAACGGCTTCCGGCTCGCCCACCTTAGACCACATGACCCCGTCTTCATACTTGTCATTGGTCGATGTCGCCGGCATCGCCTGAAGGTATGGATTTCCTCCCAGAGGAGTCAGGACGAAAGGATCATCGCTGAAGAATTTGGATTCGATCTTGATCTGGCCAGGTGAATCCTCGAAGGTCGAAAGGTAGTTTGCGTAATACTCCACCGACTCCCTGTTAATCGCTCTGACAAAGGCCTGCGCGGTGTTCGCGATCTGGGTCGCGACCGATGCGGAGCTCGTGTCGTTCCAGTAGATCGCGTTCGTTCCGTTGTTCACGGCTTCGAGCGTGAGAGCCGTTGCCGAGTTACCAGGAGAGGAGATCGTGAAGGTCGATGCCCCGGTTACAGTGATCGTGTAGCGGCCCGCTGGAAGGGATCCTGTCACGTTACTGATTAGGACCTGCCATCCGGTGCTAAAGCCATGGGAGCCAGGAGTTGTAATCGATATGGTGCCGGTACCGGAAACGGCATTTGCTGGCACGGTTTTATTAGCCAGGCCTGAGCTGACTGCTGAATAAGATTCGGTCGCGCCGATGCCGGAAAGGTTCTGTGTGCTCGGAGTATCGAAGAGATTCACAAAGAGACGATGCCGCGTCTCGATGTTTAAATAGAGCATGTATTCCTTGTAAAGCACAAGGTCCTTGGCTTTCGGAGGACGCACATTCGCAGCTGCTTCGCCTTCCCGCGAATTCGGATTGGTGTATAGCTCATCGCCTTCCAATCCCTGGTCAACGTCATCGGTGAAGAAGACGAGTCCGAGGCTAATTTCATCGGCGGTGAGCAGACGCTCTTCGATGAGCGCAAAATCAGGCTCAGGAGCGGATCCCAGATCATCAGATGGAGACGTGCGGAAAAACCTAACGAAGTACCCGATGTTCCCATCGTCGATTTCCGATGGAATCGCTGCCTCAAGGACAGCGGTCCGCGTGAAGGTATAATCTAGGTCGCCGTTGCTGGGGTTAGAAGCCACAGAATAGCTGAAACTGTTGGCGTTGATGACGGTTATGGTCTGCGATCCGTTCGCGTTTGCATTCGTCGCACCGCTCACGAGGATGACATCGCCCGTCACGAGACCATGCGCTGTCTTCGTCACCGTCACGGTATATGGGCCGGCACCCGATGACGTGTATGTTGCATCGACGCCAGCCGCTGGGACGTTCACATAGAGAACGTCCGAAGGCGCTCCCAGCAAGAGGTTGTTGTTACTGTCGCGGCGACCGAAAACGGCTCTATATCCAAACACAGCGTTCGGAGTCAGAGGGCCCGCGTTTGTCTTCAGCAGGGAAGCTGAAAGATCCAGAGCAGGAGGAATACCGGCTTTAAGCACGCTCGCCGGAAAGACCGATTCAATCTTGAAAGTCCCGTTTTCGCCTGCAAAATAGAGGTTTTTATTCTGTTCTGCTGAGCCATAAACAACTCCTGGGTCAAATCCGGACGCAATGGATGGGTCCGCGACGAAGTTGAAGTCATCGACGAAAATTTTGAGAGGATAGGTAGCGACCTGGCCAAGGCCATCAGAATCCGCAGCGAAAGCCACAGGAATTTTCTGGTATTTCGCCATCCATTTGACAGCGTACCCATCATCCAATTCGGAAAAGGTGTAAAATCCCGGAATCTTCGAAACGATATCATCAGATGGAAGATAGACGTTATGCGCCTCTTCCATCGCTCCATCGGGAACGTTGAAAGAGTTGGCCTGAAGATGAAGGCCAGAAAAGCTTCTGATTTCCGGGAATTTATTGCTCATTTAGTATCCCCGTCCAATGCCGATGCCGCGGATTCCGCGACCTCTGCGAGCGAAGCCGTTCATGTTGATAAGGATCGTCGGCTCGCCGTCTGCGCGATTGGCTTGGAGCGCGAGTAATTCTTTCTCTTCAGCCTTCAGGAGTTTTTCGAGTCGGTCAGATGCTTCGGAGTCGGAAATGGATAGCAAAGCCTCATAGGCCACAAGCGTTCGCAAGAAGGGCATCGCTGTCTGGGGAACCTGGAGGACAGGGCTTTCACCCGCCAGCGCCAGATAGTCGCCAGGCCTAAGGTCGAGAGTTGAGACCGTGCCCGTGGCGAAGGAAACTGTGTTGCCTGAAACATTCGTCGCCTCTTGATCGATCGCGATGCACTGGCTCATCCCGTCTTTGTCGATGAGATCAAAGAGCGCGTTCGGAACGAAGGTGTCTGGGGGAGTTGCGGTAAGGGTAATGTCATCCCCGACGATCGATTGGATGACCCCCGCAGCGGAAGCCAGGACTGGCTTAGACGGGGGAAGGAACCACCAGACCCGGATGATATAGCCAGGATCCGGAGCGCCTACAATTACGATCCGATCCCCTTGAAATCGAAATCCCCAAGGCAGGGACACTGCCTGATAAAGATGCTCGCGCTCCAATGGAATCTGCGGGAAGTTTGCGATGCAGTTTCCATCGGAGGTCACGAGCTTTATTTCACGGAACTTTCGCCCGTAGGAGCGGGACGGGAAGCGGTATTCATACTTCCCAGTCTCAAGCGGAATATCGACCGGCGTTGCAACGAAATATTCCTGTTTCAGCTTATCGAGGATCGGCACAAGCTTGTCTGTCATCTTCTCGTGAATCATTTCGAGAAAGTCAGAGTTGTCTTTATACAGAACCTGATTCGACGGCATGACCGTCAAACGTTTCACTGAAGCAATGAATCTTTCCGATGTAATCGCCATGTCAATCACGCCTTTCCTTGGCCAGGCTTCGCTTTCGGATCTTGGGCCGTTTTGCGGCCCTGCATGAAGTCTCGTCTCTGAGCGCGGAAGTCATCATCCTCCTGGATGTCATCTTCCTCTTCTTCCTCGTCCTCTTCCTTCTTTCGTTTGAAGGATTGGGATTCAGAGACTTCCTCGTCTTCTTCTTCCTCGTCATCGGGCAAATAGGCTTTGCCACGCTGGTTTCGGAATTCTTTCTTCTTCATCTTGATCGCCTCTTGCAGCGATTCGATGACTTGCCTTGTCGGTGATGCCATATCAGTTGTCCACGCGAGCGATCTCACGCCAGACGCTATCGGTGTCGTCCCACATGAGAGTCAGTGTGTCGTCAATCGTTGGTTCCCAAGCCGCAGAGAGCTTGAGATTGCCGCTGTCCGCGAGTTGCGCCGTGGTCGATGATCCGGTCACGAATGCCAGATAAAGAAGCTGGCCATCGATATAACCGTTGCCGAGTGTGAAGGTACGGTTTGCTGCGGTCGTGTCGTTCGATCCAACGCGAAGGAACTGAGTCTTCGCATTCGGATAGACGGCTGTGTTGTCAGCTACCAGCAAAGCCGTCTGCGACAAAGCGCCCAAAGGCTGGCCTGGCTGGTATTCTGCGGATCGGAAATTCGGTCCTAGGGTACGTGGCATAATAACTCCTTGAAAATCAGAAATAGAAAATCAACCGCTGATCTTCAGGGATCAGGAGTTGGATTAGCCCAGGAAATTTCCAAAACGCGACCGCTTGCATAAGAAATGTCAGTGACGCTGAACCCGCGCCCTTCAATGTATTTAAGGCCTGCAGGGGATGACCAAAGATCATAGTCCTGGTCAGACTGCGGAAGGGCAAAACGCTCTTCGCCTTTGTTGGCTTCCGCAACGAGCAGGGCTGTCATGCGAGTAATCGCAGCATCGTGCCTTGCTTTAATCGCCGCCGCGTTTGTGACACGCGCGGCAGCCGCAACCGACTTCAGGGACTGGGCTGCGTTTGCTGCCATCGCAGTTTCGCAAAGTAGAAAAAGGGCCATGATCAGAAGAATGAAAAAGCGCTTCATAGTTGCTCCTTATTTGATTTCGTATTGAAAGGTAAATTGAGTTGTAGCCAATGCAGTTTGAGTTGCATTGAAATCGACCGAAGCCCTGTCATTGGTGCTATCCGCACCTAGTTGCACAGATGAATACGCAGTTCCAGTCCCAGCACCACGCGTCCCATTGCCTTGAAGGTCATAGTAGGAAGTAAGATTGGATGCGATCGGAAGAGTGACGAAGAATCTAGAAGCGGTGTTTGCTGCTGCTGAACAAGTGATGTCCACCATACCAGACACAGTCACGATGTTTCCAACTCTCGAGTAGTGGGCGCTTCCAACGCTACTGACAGCGGAGACGTTCGTGCTTGCTGTAACCGTTGGCGTATACCTACCAGCAACAAGATTCGCCGCAGATATATCGCCCGTAAAAGTCTTATTACCCGCAAAGCTCTGCGTTGTGGTTGATACAAGGCCGCTGTCAGTTGCGGATGCGAGACCGAAGCCTACGGGGGATGAGGCTTTGGCTTTGCGGACGCGCCAGAAAAACTGTGTAGACCACGCGTCTCCTGCTGCTCCAAAAGTTGCGCCCGCTGCATATCGATACTGCCCAAATTGGACACGGATGTCTGTTGCAGCATCGCCTGCAACACGTCCCAACCTTACCCCGTAACTGTTGGTGTTTTGAATCAGGAACGGCTGCATCTCTTGTCCAGCCGCGACACTTGTTCCAACATCGACCCACGGGCCAGAAGCAGCATTGGAAAATTCCAACGCGAGTACATCGTCAGTCTGAATAGGATACTGAAAGCGTACCAACTTAGTTCGTGGAGCTGTCAGCGCTCCCGTCATTTGCTTACCCTGAGGACCGTAAGCAAAGGAGGTAGTGTCATCACTGTCTGAGCTGGAGCTGTTGTAAGCATACTCGACCTGCGCACCCGGCCCGATGTTTACCGTGCCAGAGCCAGCCCATTCGGCGATGGGGACCGAGTACCAAACACTCACCGTATCGCCTGTAGCGAAGGTGAAGGGAACTGTGTTGGAAACGTCTGCAGCGTTGTTGTAAAGGGAAACTGTCGCGATGTTCGAAGCACCGCTTGTAGTGTTAATTGCTACAGTACCGATGTAGGTAACGACACCTGCATCACGCAATCGAGCGCTACCAACAGCTTGACCAGCTCCAGTAACTGTTCCAAGTGTTACGCCTGATGGAAGGTTAATCCCGAGTGTACTCGTCAGTGCAGTTGTAGATCCCCAGGTAATACTGGCTTCCACTTCGATGTTAGAGCCATTTCTTCGGTAGATACCTGTTGATGTACCGTTGTTTACAGCAAGGTTTGTCCAAGAAGGTGTAAAGCTCTGCCAGTCGCTTATCGCTGCACCGTTGTAGACCTGCGAAGGCCCAACATACATGCTGTCAAACTTCAGCGAGTATGCAGATGCCGAGGTCGAGGACACATAGACGATCCAGCGGTAGCTGGTCGATGTCGTCGTGTCCACAGTCGTGACAAAACTCGTCGTCGCGGAAGGAAGATTCACGGTCTGCGGAGTCAAAAGCGTGGAGTTCGTCACGTCATAGAGATAGACGCGAACATCGCCAGCAGCATAGGTTCCAGACGCGACCGACATATCAAGCGATGCCTGGAATTTCTTCGAAACATCGACCGCGGATATCGTGAAGTCAAAAGAGTAGCCAGCGCCTTGGCGGTTCGATGCATCCTTTGCGAGGACCGCAGAGACCAGGCCGCGAAGAGGGGAGGTCGTCGATGCAAGGAAAGTCACGCCTGTCGGGGGATTCGTGCCGCCTGTGCCGTCCGCTGGAGTTGTCGCCGCGGCATCCGTAAAGCCGACCCATCCGGAAGGCTGAGCCGCGTTCGCGGTGTTTTCAAAACTCCCGTTTGTGATGTAGTTGATGCCCTGGCTGTCAGAACCAGAAACTGCAGACCAGCTTGTATTCGTCCCATCGGTAGTCAGGTACTTTCCAGAGTTTCCCGATTGGGATGGAGCCAGAGCATTGAAGCCGGCGTTTGCCGTGCTCTGACCGGTCCCGCCGTTCGTCGTCGGGAGAGTTCCGGTCACGCCAGAGATCAGCGGAAGGCCTGTAGCGTTCGTGAGGACCGCCGCGGAGGGAGTTCCTAGGGCTGGCGTCACGAGAGTCGGAGAATTGGAAAGGACCGTGTTTCCCGTTCCGGTGGAAGTCGTTACACCTGTTCCCCCGTTTGCCACGGGAAGCGTACCAGTTACGCCGGTAGTAAGAGGGAGCCCGGTTGCATTTGTGAGCGTTACAGACGATGGAGTGCCGAGGGCTGGCGTAACAAGCGTTGGCGAGCTTGATAGGACGACACTTCCCGTGCCTGTCGATGTCGTAACTCCAGTACCACCGTTTGCTACAGGAAGTGTGCCAGTGACGCCTGTCGTAAGGGGAAGGCCCGTAACGTTTGTCATCGTGCCGGATGCAGGAGTACCAAGCGCGGGAGTGACCAGGGCCGGGGAGTTCGACAGAACGACATTGCCCGTACCCGTCGATGACGTGACCCCTGTACCGCCGTTAGCAACGGGCAGAGTTCCATCAACGTGCGTTGTAAGGCCTACCTTACCCCAGGCAGGGTCAGCGCCCACGCCGCCAGAGATAAGGGCATTTCCCGTTGCGACAGCAGCCAGGCGAACGGGAGTTCCCGATGCACCGCCGATGATGATGTCACCCTGGGTCGTCATCGGGTTGGTCATGCCGCCGCCAGCGGTCGATCCAAACTGCGCGTAGACGATCCATTCTGTGCCAGTCCAGATAAGGACTATGCCCTGGCGGTTCTGATTCAGGACAAGGGTCAGCGCGCCGTTGATCGTCTGGGATCCGTTCGCGTCGATCGTGATGTTATTTGTAGCAGCATCACCCGTTGCATCGACGATCGCAAAATATTGGCCTGTGTAACCCGCGGGCAGGTTCACCGTGGAAGCGCCTGGCACCGCGAGTTTTACAGCAATGACGGTATCGTTCGCCGATGAGACGGTGACCGGGGTTGTGGTCGCCGTGCGCACGCCGATTGTCTGGCTTGTCGTGCCCTGCGCGTTCTGAAGCGCTACCAAGTAGTTTGTGAGGTTAGCCCATCCTGTTTCCCCCGCCTGCGGGACCGAATAGGTTGAGCCGCCTATCTTCGGCCAGCTTACGGAAATCGCTCCATTTGCGATTTGGGATGAGGCAAATGCAAAAAGAAAACCGATATAGGAAAGCCGACGAAGAATAGACATCTCAGATTCTCCCGGAAGAGACGATCCCCCGGAATCCGGGAGATCGCCTTTAGGCTATTGAAGAAAACTTTGGCTGAAGCAAAAACCCTGACGATTACGCTGCTTCGTCGTCGATTCCGTACATGTAAAAGCTCTTCGCAGGAGCGTGGCAGAACATGTACTGATCGGAGTAAGAGCGGAATGCCCATGCAGTTTGGTCATGCAGAGGGAAGATCAGCTCTTGGGGAGAACCGGGAACGGTGAAGCTGATTTCCGCGGAGCCAGAGCGTGTCCAGTCCGGAAGGTGAAGGCCTACAGCGATACCTTCCATGACAAAGCGATGAGCTTTGACAGTGATGCGGCCCGTCTGCGACCAGAAGACGATCGACTGGAAGCCGTTCTCTGCTTTGTTCGACTTGTACGATTCATCGTACACGCGAAGAGCAGATTCAGACGTGATCATACGCGCCCAGCTACGTGGGTTGACGTAGAGATCGATGTCGCCGTCAAGACCGCCGCGTGCAACGGCTTGAGCGATTGCATCCTGAACGTTCGCGAGCTGGAGTTTCACCGCGCCGCCGAGGTTGATCGCGTTGCCCTTCCAGAGAGAGTATTTCGTTGTAGAAATACCGAATAGCGTTCCGGTGGTACTCATGATCTTCACGATACCAGGAGCATCGCGGGCCTCTTCCTGACCTTGGAAACAAATGCGGTGAGAGCCTACAGAGCTTGCTACTGTAGGCGTGAAGTCCACGCCGATGTATCCGTAGATGGGATCCACGGAGAGGACTTTACCCGACTGAACGATGTTACCGCTCACGTCGATTTCGTTGACGATCGCGCCTTCGGTGCCGACCCAGATACCAGCGGCGAAGTCACCCTTTTGCATCAGGATGAGTTTGTTCGCAGCGTTGACGCCGTTCACAAACGCAAGGCCGTTGA